TCATTTCCTACCTCCTTCGTAAAATAGCCAACTAGCGCCTAATCCAAACATTATCTTCTGAGCAAGCGTCATCTCGTGGATGATGTTAGGGACAAACGAATAAAATATCAGCATAAATCCGACAGACCTTAATAATTGTTTCATCATTTCACCTCCTCGAGCTCTACATCACCATCACAAACAGGGCAAGATGTGGGAGTGAACTCCCATTCTTCATACTCATTCTCCCAATCGCAGTCATAACACGCTACCACTTTCATCGTTCATCCTCCACTTCCTTCACAACCCATCCTAGCTCATCAGCAGCTTTTTGTGCTTTGATTTTGTCCACAAAATGCTGGGCATAATCAGTCGCACCTACAACATCATCAATGATGATAACTGCGTTCAGTTCCTCGAACTTTTTTAGGTAAAGCTTGTTACCGTCTGTCACAACATACAACTGCTCCTTTTCAATCTCGTAGCCGTCGTACCAAGCAACGACAAAGTCACGTTGGTTATCTAATATCCAATCATTCACTGTAGATGGGATTATTCGCTCATTTTCTGCTGCGTTCAAAACTTTTAACAAGGTGTGTGCGTGTCGATATTCTTTTAACCACTCTGCCACAAACTTCGGCACCACAACATTCTGCGGTTCGTGGATTTGAGAGACCAGCTCAATAGTTCGTTTACGGCTCAAATACACATTTTCATCATCTCCGAAAATTATTTCTCGAGATTTGCTCATTAATTCTTTAATTACTTCATGCTTATTCATCTGTTTCCTCCTGTTGGTAGTTATACTCTTTTATAAGTCCAATCAGGACATATGTACCAGCTCCTTTGAGTGCTTCAACTTCCTCATCGGATAAGTCCTGCTTGCTTAACCAAGCAGAGAAATCAACGACATTATCTACACTGTATTCCCAGTAATCACCCCAATCCCAATAGTAAGTATCGTGTGTGACTTGAGTTCCATCTGGAAACTCTAAAACCATGTATGGATTGTCAGCGATACCATAACTAAAACAAAGTTCGCATGTTCCGAATTGAGTTTCTTTTGGCTCGCAACCAATATCAATTACTTTAATGCCTTTCATCTGTTTCCTCCAAAAAATCATATATCGTCATCTGCTCCACCCTCTCAAAATAAACTGGGCTGATAGCTAGACAACATCTGCTCCTTCGCCTTCTTGTAAAAATCCTTCTTGATTTCAAAGCCATAGGCTGAGCGGTTCATTTCGATTGCTGCCCGAAGTGTGCTTCCACTACCTGCTACGGGGTCAATGACAACATCGCCCTCATCCGTAAAGATTTCAATCAACCGTTTCAGCACAGGAATCGGCTTCTGTGTCGGATGGATAACAGGGTAAGAGCTATCCTTCTCCCACGGCGCATGATTGAGTATCATAGCACCGTTGTTGTTAAATTTCGGCAGCTTATCACGATACAATACCGTAGCCTCTTCCACTGCACCCACAATCTTCATGTTCGCTTTCAAGACTTGCGGGCTAGATTTCTTGGTAAAATATAGCGGATAGGCATTGTTAAAGCCATGCTTCTTGCCACACTCGATAACCATATCTCGCTGTTGCCAGGCATGGAATACAATCATTGCTGGCGCCTTACCTTTTTCTTTCGGCTCCTTCTTTAGCAACCGACTGCAAAAATCAAAGAAATTATTAATCTTAAAATCATTATCCGTATCAAAGAATGACTTTCCTGCCAACTTACTCTCACCATTTGAGTTATCGCCATCCTTGTACCACCTTGGGTCACTGGCATAAGCATTATTGCCGAGATTGTACGGAATATCTGCAATAATCAATTGAGCCCTAGGAATGTTATACCGCTTCGCGTTTTCAAAATGGTCATTAAAAAGTTCAAATTTCAACTAATCTCCTCCCCCTCGCATCGCTCGTTCTCTTTATATAGGCTGGCGACTTGTAAAAATGTATCGTCGATACCTTAACGCCAAATTGTTCAGCTAATTCTTTCGTTGTGCCAATTGCCAGTAACTTGTCGCCTTTGTAGAGGGCATACTCTTTTTCATGAGCTACCATATTCTTAAAAATTAGCGACTGCCATTGTGTGAGTTTGGCTAAATACGGGCAGTCGCTATCGTCCAACTGTCAACTGATTGTTTCCAATTGACACGCTTTCTAGGTTGCAGTTTTACAAGGATACCCAGCTTGTTAAAATACATTTTTTAAAATATCCCCGCAATCAAATCGTCTAAATTGATAACACGATCCAAGGTTCGCTTACTTCGACAATAGTCACAATTTCCGCAACCTTCCGGCTTGATTTCGCCTGCAATAATACCCGCAACACGCTCAACGTTATTTTCGAAGAATTGCAATCCCTCATCTAAGAAATACTGAGGAATAGTGATTACTGCTTTGTCAGGCACGTCTTCCTTGCTGACAGCTACAACGAACGGAACGAAATTTGGATAGCCCATTTGTCGCAACAATTCCTGATACAGCCCCAGCTGGACATCGTAGCGAAAACCCAAAATGTTAGCAGCAGCTCCATGGATTTTCTTTCGTTCCGCATCGGACCATTCAAGACCGCGGATGGTCTTCATAGTTTTCAAATCCACAAAATAGCCCTCGGTCAAGTTGATACTATCCACCTTGCCCTTGACCTTGATGCCGAAGATTTCGCCTTCTAAAATCATTTCCTTGCGGACATCGTCGCCTGGAGCACCATGGTAAAGTCCCAAGAATTTCTCGTCATCTTTCAGAGCATCTATCATGTTCTGGGCGACTTGGAACTCTTTCTTCAGCTCGCCCTTAGTCGCTCCACGGCTTGAAATCATCCGAGATTTGTTGGCGTCAACAAATTTAGCGTGAGCCTCTTCGGATTCAAAGTAGGTATGGACGTAATTTCCAACAAGCAAAGCCGTGTCGTCACGATTATCCGTCCACTCTTTATCATCAATGGCTTTAGCTTTCGCTTCGCAGTCCATATAAGCCTTAAAGCGAGAATTAGACAACCATTGACGGTCTTGGTAGTAATTCTCTTCAGTTAGTTTAGTCATTGATTTTCACCCATTCTCCTAATTTCTCAACAACAATTCCATGTTGTTCATATAGACCACCTTTGCCACCGAATAATTTAGCAGTCTCTCCATCTGGGAATGTAATTCTGAAATCACCTTGCCATTTAACCACCTTCTTATTCGGTTCTATTTTGTTCTCTGACGCGTTTTTCTGTTCAGAGGTATATTTACCCCCTGATACATTTTCTCGTTGAATTTCGTCAGAATTTGGGCTACTTTGAGCATTTTCGCAAACAGCTCCGTGTTGAGCTAGGAATTCCTGCTCCATTCGGTCCTGCTCTTCTTGCCATTTTCTTGCGTCATTGACAAGTTCTTCGTGGACGGCTAGTGCAGATACCCCTGATTCGAGCATATCAGCATACTTTTTCGGATCTAGTCCCTTGCTTTCTGCAATAGCAGTCATTTCTTCAATTCGTTTAGTCAGTTGTTGCTTGCGCTTAACCTCCTCACGGGTCTTATCTGCCAAGGCTTTATCATCAGCAATTGCCTGCAAGATGTCAGCCAGGCTTGCTCCTTGTTCAAAATTACGTACGTAAGGAGCTGGACCAAAGTCTGCTTTGGCTGCTGCCTCTGTTATTTTTATTAAAGCCGACTCATATTCTTCCTTCTTGGCCACTTCTTCCTCTACCAAGCTGGCAACCATATTGACTGTGGCTTTATTGGGACGAACATTGTCAGCCATGAAGCATGTTTTCTTAGAAAACTCATCAAAATACTTGCTGAACAAACGGATGTCAATGTCTTTTCCTGTGGTTGTAATAGCTTTCCGGAATAGTTCCTCAATGGTTTTGGCGCGTTTAAGTCGTTCCTGCTCTTCAAACGCCTTCACACCTTCGTCAATCGACTTGCCTATTTTGACAATAGGTTCCAACAAGCCGTCCACCCAAGCCTTGACTTCGTCGATAGGCTTGTTGTAATCTGCCAATTTTTCTTTAACAGCTGACTTGACCTTCTTCTGCAGTTTGTTTAACTCAGCTCGGACCTTGGCATCGTCTTCAAACGTTTCTGCCGTGACAGTGTAGTTCTTGTATTTTTCAACGTATCCAGTAAGTGCCTGCTCCAACAAATCCTTGCCCACGATAGTGATTTGGGCTGGTGTGAATTCAAAGTCAAAATCTAATACTGTCGCACTCGGAACTGGCGCCATACTTTCCAGATTGTCAAATAGAGATAGTTCTTCAGACATTAGAACGGTTCCTCCTCATCTAAGATTTCGCCTGTTTCAGCATCAATGACCTGCTCGGTTGTTTCCATTTTGGAAATATCCACTCCTGCTTCTTCAACAGTTTCCGCTTCGGAAATAGTTGCATCTTCTGCAGGTTCTTCAGCGACAGTCTTTCCGGTCATCTTATCCAGGATATCCTGTCCAGCTGATTGAACTGGCTCTGCTTCTTTGATTTGACGGTCGTTGTCATATTCTTCAGCAATTGTATTGTTTATTGCCCCGGCAAATAAATCGCTATCATCGCTAGTATTTACAAAGAATTTAGCTGCTCGATTGATAACTGTCCGCATAGCCATCTGGTCAGGGAAATCAATTTGGACATTTTTTGTCTTGGCTTTTGACCATGATTTATCAATCTGCTTCTTGGTCATGATGGTCAAAAATTTCTCCCCGTCCACACGTTCGATGATGCAATAAGCTCCAGCAATAGGATTGTCAGCATTTTGCCATTCGGTCTTGTGGTTTACCAACACCTTGCGTCCATTTTCATTTTTGATTTCAACTTCATCACCTTCATAAATAACCTCAGCAATAATATCCTTAACATCTTGCAATTGCTTAACGGTTTTCATTGTGCCAAAGTAGGACATTCTAAGTTGTACTTCTGATCCGTACTTGATAAAATAACATTGTTTTTTTGCAGGGCTTAGACCTTGCGTCACCATATCCAACAAAGCGTTGTAAACACTATCTTGGCTACATTGTTGGAGTAGATTGCCACTCGCTGAGTTTTTCAAAGCATAATAGGCAGAACTAAGGGCGTTACTAACACTGTAGTTAGGTGCAATTAATAACCCTTCGCCTTTCATCGCTTCAATTCGGTTAGCCACGTTCGATGTGACTTGCTTCTGCGTTAATTCTGTTGTAGTCATTTTCTTCTCCTTGCTTTTCTTAATAACCCATTTGGCTTCGCCATTTTGCTTCTAATTCTTTAATCATTTGAAGATGACTCATCTTCATGATTCGTCTTTTGTCTTTGTGACTGCCATCCCAAACTTTAACAAGCATGTTATCTTGCAGCCGCTGCTTAAACTTTTTTAAATGTAGTCGCTTCTTCAATGTTTTCTCCCTTTTGTCTTTCTTAAGTTGAATTTCTCACGCTCTAGGCGTCTGTTTTCTCGTTGCAGGGCAAGTATCAAGTCCTGTTGTTCGTTGATAATCTCCCCCAAAACTTCACAGGTTTCTAGCCGTTCTCTGGCCATTTCCCTATTCAATTCATATTGTTCACGATAATAGCTCATAAACTAGTTATCTCCTACATAAATCCAGTGACCGCCTCTGAATACCCATTCATCAGGATCATGTACCTGTCTTGGTTCCTCAGGTTGCAAGAAGTCACGGTCATAATCAAACCATGGGTAAGTACCGTCCATACCGTACCTCCTCGAGTTTTAATCAAACTAGTCCTTAGCCAAAATATCAAGCAACTTCTTGAATGAGTCTTTGACATCCTCAGTATCTTTGACTGGTTCTGCTAGTTCTTGTCCGTCCAAGGTGGTCAAGGTATATTCTGCCTGCACCTTGATTGGCTCAGCGTCGAACATCATTGCCATCGCCAAGTACCGTTCATGGCCCTTGCCGTGATAACGTTCTTCATCAACTTTCAAAGCGTATTCAACATCGCTAGACCAACCTGCCGAATATGCTAGAGCATGTTCGTTGTTTTCGTAACTAGCCAAATAATCACCTTTTTTGTTTCGCAATACGATAAATGTGTTTGTTTGTTTCATGCTCTTTCCTCTTTCGTTTCTAATACTCATAGCCCATAGCTACGTTGTCTTTCCATTCGTCGTATGCCCTATCTTCGTCTTCGTTTGCAGACCAAATATCAATAGGTGGTTCTGGCGGTGTGTTTAACCATGTATCATAATCAAACATCAGAACTCCACCTTTCCGCCGATTTCAGACCAACTGGCCCACTCATCCAGTTTTTTCTGGATAATATGGTGTTTCTGTTGTAACAACAGCCCTCTGACCTCGTCGCCTATCTGACCATATTTTTCTTCGTGGTCAGCAATCATTTTTAATTTTTCTTGCATCGTCCCTCCTAAAACGGTAATTCTCGTCTGCTTTGCGCATTATCTGGATACTTAAAGATATTGTTCATCGCACCTTTCATAATTCGGCTAACAAGTGAGCGGTCATATACCTTCTGCATCTGCTCCCCTGTCAGGTTGGTGTTGATGATGGTTGTATCACGTTCATCCAAAATCTGATAGAGGATATTCTGCTTCCAGTCATTCGCTTCCTTGGCTTGTCTGCCAAATGTCGATTCCTTACCAAGATCGTCCAGGAAGAGATAGTCGGCTTTTGTGAGCATGTCAATCATCTGCTGGGCACTAGTCCCGTCTTTGTAGCCAAACCCCTCTTGGATTCGTTGAAACATTTTTGGCACGGAGATGAACAACACGCTCTTCGGTTCAGAGATTGACCGCCAATCTATATTTAGCTTCCTAGCGATACTGATAGACAGATGGCTCTTGCCGATACCGGGCTTACCTTGGATAATAGCGTTCCCTTTGCCATGGTGCTTAAAGTAAAATTCATTCAACCTCAGAGCAAACTGTTTCGCTTCTTCCTCGATTCGATTTGTAATTGTGTAGGTCTTGTAAGATGCGTCTTTCAACTCTTTTGGTATCATGCTCTTCTTAGTGAATATGTCGTACGAACTAGCCCATGTCTCGGCTTCCAAGGCTTGCCCTACCTCTCTAATCTGTTGCTCGTTCATCTTCTCCCTGGTGCATTCAGGGCAACAAGTGATATACCGTGGTACTGTTTCATTCTTGACTATGACCTTGTTCTTTGTTCGCCATAGATAGACCTGGTGTTTCAAGCACATCTCATCTATCACATCATGGACTTCTTCGATTTTCATTCAAAATCCTTTCAGTTTTTGGTATAATTCAGTCAATCCACAAAGGAAGGAGGGGATTGAATGAAAGTGATTCCTAAATTACTCGAGATGTACAAAACAGTCGAAGTTGAAATGAAAACTGGTTCTGGATACTTGGTTAAGAGTCAGACTGGAACTTCTGATTTCTACATCGCAAGCGAGCTTTCGGAGTACCACAATCAATACGTAAACGAGTCAATTGTTTATATCAATCAAGATGACATTTCATCTGCTCGTGGTGTCGTCGATACTTTGTTCGTTGATAGCGACGTCTAAGTTATCGACTAATCTCTTTGAAGTGGTGTAAACACCCCAGCCATAGTCCGTTAAAGCTTTATCAACATTCTTTCCAAACAATGATTCAACAGCTGAAACGGATTTTTTTAGTGTCTTAATAATTTCTTGTTCTTTCATTTCTACCTCCTAGTATGGTGCAGGGTAATTTGGGTCTGGTGCATCAGTCTCTTTCCTTGTCCAACTCTTCTTAGCAAATAAGTAATCCTGTATCGCTGTGACGGTTTCCAAATTGTTATAGACATACCAGTCTAGACAGCACCTCTCCACCCAGCGAATTGTTTTCTTGTTTCGCAATGTTGCTTCTGAGATAGCAAAGTCAATAATCTCAAATGGGTAATCCCCTAACATCTTTGTAACAGTTTCAAGTTCAATTGGTGTTAAATCTTTTCCCCAATTTTGTCTAATGGTATAGACAATTTTTTTCAAGGGATTTTGCTCGCTAGTATTATTATTTATATTATTTAATTCAGTATTATTTAATTCAGTATTATTAGGGTAAAAATTTTTTACCTCCGTAGGTAAAGATTTTTTACTTATGGGGTAAAGATTTTTTACCTCGTTAGATAAAGTATTTTTACTAACAACATACTTAATCAAGTAAAGTTTACTAGCTTGGTTGAAAGTTTTTTTCTCTTCTAAGAGCCCAAAATCAATCAGTTCTTTCTTTGTTTTAATCGCAGTGGGTTTAGAAATCCCTAGAATTTCTTGTATCGCCTCGACAGTTAGAAAATGATAAACTCTTCCGTCACCATCTATATAGTTGTTTTTAATGGACAACTTATGTCTATCAATCGCAATCATGTATAATAATTTGGCATAGCCAGAAAGTTCTCTGTACTTTTCCCCGTGGAAGAAATTTTTGGGCATTTGATAGAATTGCGCCATCTCAAAATCGTCAACAGTAAAGTATTTAGATTCCATTTGAATATACACCCTCTATCGCTATGTTGTTGATACGCTCTAAATATTCCTGTTTAGCAATTTTATTGATTGCTGTTACATAGCTAACTCCAACTTTGATTCTTTTTCTGCGATTAGTTTTTGTTATGCAGTCGACTATAATGAAACTATCTCCCTCGTAGTCGTTATTAAATTCTGCTTGTTTAAATCTACAAAATATAGTGTTTCGATAGTCTATTTCAATAGCAATGTAATCGTTGTAATTTACAGTAATACAATATCCGACAGGTCCTTGTTCGAAACAAGCTGTAAATGCCGGCTTAAACTCACTTAATCTTGCTCTCAAATTCTTCCCTCAACTTTCTAATGTTTCCAATCGCTTATCATAGGAACGGATATACCACTCTTTCAGCTCTGCATATAGTTCCTGTGCCATTTCGTATTCCTCTTCGGTCAAGTCTCTGTTATTGGATTTGCCGAAAACATTCAAGACCAGAGAGCGAACAGAATTGTGAATCTGTCCAAATGTTAACGTGTGGTAGCTGGTTTCATCTATCGCTTCGTTATACCGTGGCTTGTTGGTGTAGATAAAGCCGACAGGGTTGACGGACTTCACTCGCCAATTCTGGCTCAATCTCGCTACGATTTCAGGATATTTCTGGTTAACTTCTAGCAACTCGCTACCCTCAAAAGCTACAGGGCTAAACAATCCTTGTGGTGTGATTGGCTTATGTTCCATGCGTTCCTTGATAAGTGATTCTAGTTCTTCTTCGGTTAATGTGTATGTCTTTACCATTTTGATTGCCTCCTAGTTATAGCGTTTGCCTGCAAGTTGTATATAAGCCCCGTAGCGCTCGTTTTCAAGGGGTCTAGTATATTTACCCTCGGAAACATCTTTTGGCTTGCTATGGAGCTGATAAGTGCCTAAACCAACGCAAAACCATAGATAGAGGTTCAGAGGTGTCAAAATGGCAATCAATATCAATGCTTGTTCGATTGTTAATGTTAGTTCTTCCATAATGTGTCCTTTCGATTTCAAGGTACACAAAAAGCGTACCTGTTTGTTTTTGGGTTGCTGAAAACAGGTACGCTATGATATAATCAAAACGTGCCTATTTTCGTATGAATATGGGTGCGTTGTTCGACTCAGCGTGAACGGTTTGGCGATTGTTCACACGCTGGGTCTTTTTCTTACCCTAAAAATTGTTCGATAGCTATTCTGACAACATCTGTCTTGCTCAGATTATTCTCATCTGCGTAAGACGAAATGCTGTCGTACATCTTTTCGGTCATTCTGACTTTCAAAGATTTTTCCATCGGCTCATCATTTTTAGGACGTCGCCCCATTTTTGCTGACATTACCCCTTATCCTTACCAGCAAGCAAAAATAAAGTGAAGTAGATACCAATATCAGCAATACGGTCTACAAAATACCAAATGTCTTCTCTGCCTTTGAAAAAAGCAAGTAACACATTCAGAGTTGCTAACACAATCAATGCGATAGCCAGTTTTTGCAATAACTTCATTTGCTAGTCTCTTGGAGCTATGCTATAATCAGAGTAGACGAAACCGTCAGGGGCTTTCGCCCCTTGGCTTCGTTTGGGTTTAGAGTAGCTCTCTTAACAGTTTGATTATCTCAATTATCAAAGCGATGATTGCGATAACATCTGTTAACGAGGGCTTTTTCCGTTCCTTTTTCTGACGTCGCATAGCTCCGTTTCCTTTCTACTAGATTTGTTAGGTTATCTCAACCTTACATACTAATTATACACTTTTGTACTCCATATGTCAATAGTTTTGGAGTACATTTTTTATTTTTTTGGAAAATGTTTGCTATAATAATCACGAAAGGAGGTAAAATATGTATTTCTCAATACGTAAAGCTTCGAATGGTCAGTATTATTTCTTGATTAAATCAGACAATAACGAGACAGTGGCAACAAGCGAACTCTATCACTTTAAAGCAAGTGCCAAAGCGACCATTGAAGCAATTAAGAGCGGTATCAAACCTAACTCTTTTGTAATTGATTTGACAGAGAAATAAGCATAGCCGCAAGTTCTGTCAAATCATCAGCGTTCAACTCTGGATTGTTCCTAGCAATCTGGAGTTTTTTGATAATGTCATCCAATTCTTCCATCACATCTCCTTTCGTCGTTTTTCCCAACGCACCCATATTCAATTGTCAAAGGACACTGCAATCTAACACGATTGCGGATTAACTAACATTTTTCCAATACTCTTCTAAATCTATCCCACGCTGTACCCGTGCAATTTCAAGCGTTGTTTCCGCCTGTTTCACATTGGCACGCATGCCGATTTCTAATTCTTCTCTAGTCTTAGCCATATACAGACCGAATGGAGCTGTCTTATGGCTACCTACTGGATGCCCTTTCTTTTTGAGGGCTTCTAGCACATTTTGCAAGGTACGTCTGCCTAGCTTTGTCCGCTCCTGCACTTTTTTCAAATTTGATAGGTTTGTCAAAGCGATACGGCAAGATAATATTCAGCACATTCGCTTCAACTGTTGTCAATTCTGTCATATTCCAAAATCCTTTCTACATCTCTCAAATGCTCTATATCTCTTGTCTTCCGATAGTTCTCAAATGATTTCAGCAAGAGTTCTATTTTCGATTCTTTCGTCATTCTGCGCTCTCCAATTCACGTTTCAACCGTGCAACCTCATCCCTCAACCGCTGATTTTCGATACGGTATTCGTTCCGTTGTTCAGCGATGTCACGAACCATGTCGTGCAAAATTTTGTTTTCCCGCTCTAGCGAATAGAGCGGACGTGGAATAAAGGGTTCTCGCTTTAAAAATTTATCCAACCATTTCTGCATACCGTTTCCACTCCTTATCTACCTGCTGACGCTCTGTATTAAGCACACGTTGTTTGAAACGTTCTTTCTCGTATGTCATGCCCCAGCGGAAATTTTTTTGCTTTTCTTGCTCAAGTATGCAGTCTATTTCCTGTACCATCCGCTCCTTCTCAGCCTTCCGTTGCTCCACTGCTGCCGCCGTCAAAATCGGCACAGCGAAAATTGATAATGTAAATATCGCTTCAGTCATATCAACTTCCAATTCACACGCATCCACTCAACCACGGCATCCCGTGGAAATCGTGGGTGCGAACCTTTCTTTTCAATTCTTGGAAAATCCTTTAGGTGTGATACCCTCTGGAATTCCGATTCATTCATGATTCCTAGCAACTTCTTGCATTGCTTACTGTTGAGTAGCAAAGGCATTGCTAGTTCTAAGTTAAACACCTCAAATACTTCCACCAGCCTAACTTTTAGCTGACTGATAAATCGTGATATGAGGCTTTCAGCAATGTCATCCATCTTGTCAAACCTCGCTTTCGTGTGTTATAATTTAAGTGAATATTTTAGTAAGCCACTGTTCCCGCAGTGGTTTTTTGCATACCTCGTCCAATGTTATTCCTCTAGCTGTAAAATAGTTCATCAATGGTGATGTCTGGCTTAACCTCTGCGACAATGGTCTTGATTGCTTTCTTTTCCTTGTCATTGAATGGTGTTTTGCCTGTTTCTTTGTTGTTGTATGACTGCAAAGAAATATCTAGCTTGTCCGCCATAGCTTGCTGGGTTAGCCCTAACATGACCCGGTAGCCTTTGAGTTTGCTCATGCCGTTCTCCTTTCTAGTTTAGTCGGACCTCCTCGTGATATAATAAACACGGAAAGGAGGATAAGTTGTATGGACACTAAGCAATTTATTGAGGTTGTTAACGAGCAAATCGATAAAAACTTCAATGTGAACAATGAACTTGTGGAATATGTTATATCCGAACTAAACCAAATGAATACACAAATCACACAAGAACAAGCTCAGCACATCGTGAATATTATTGAGTATGCTTCAAAATCAACTTCAAAAAATACCGTTATCGCCATTACAAATACACTGCTTGAACTCGGTGTGCTAAAGGCTGACTAGCTATGTCATTAGCGTTCGTCAGATTTGTAATAATCTTTTTAGGATCTATCGTTAACTCGGTAGGTCCTTTTTGCATATACGGATACCGTTTTGGTCTCATGGTTTTCTCCTTTCTGTAAATAGCAGAGCTGGTAAGTTTGTTACCTAATTTTTTGGTATAATACTTGTAAAAATATGATTGGAGAATAAATATGCCTGACTTTTCAAAATGGGAAACTTCTGATTTAATCGCTTTTGTTACCATTGTCATCTTAGGTGTTTCCTTGATTTCACCAATGATTGTAGCCTTTGTCCAGAGACGTACAGAATTAAAATCTAAAATGTTAGACATATATAAAGAAAGTTACAGTAAACGCTATAACAGAGAATACTATATATTCCAAGATTACATCGAAAAAAGCGGTACTATCATTGCCAAATTGGATTCTTCTCAAAAATTGTCAGATAAAGAAATTCAAGAGTTCGAATCCGCTTCGCTAAAATGCTTAATATTTTTATCTGAATCAGAACGCTCTGAGTTCGATGTGTTTCGGATAAATGTCAAAAAAGCATTAGGTATTGAAGACCCTAGAGAAAAGAAGACATTTATGCATCCTGATTATTTTAAAGAGTTAAACAAAACAATCGAAAAATTTTCACAACTCTACAACAAAACAATAATTGTCAGTCCTATTTATTCTTCCTTCAACAAGTGTATCAATATAGCTGCGCAACGGCTGGCCACCATACAGGCAGAAGAAAAAGCGCAATTACATTTAATACAAATAACACTACTGGAGCACCTTCATCGAATATCATTAACGATATTGCAAAAATTAGCATCTCTATGTAAGTCAGTAAAATCAAAAGTATGCAAGTAATTCCTATCCAAGTCATTCTGTATCCCCTCCTCCTTTCTAGTTTGGTTGGTTTACGAAATTTTCGTATTTTTTACCTAAAAAAATATCATCAAATTTTACATTGAAATAATCCATGTATTTTTTTAGAAGCTGGTAGCCGATATCTGAGCTATCTTTTTCTAATCTTGCAATAGTTTGACTTGAAACTTCAAATTTTTCAGCAAGTTCAAGCTGTGTCAATCCTTTGTTAATTCTCATTGCTTCTAAAGTCCATTGCAATACCCCTCACCCCTTTCTATCTTTCTTATTGCTTCCTTACCGTGATATAATTGTCTTATCAACACGGAAAGGAGGTTAACTATATGAAACCATATATTATTTGTTATGATTTAAACATTCCAAATCAAAGGTATGAAGATTTATATGCAGCCATTGAGTCGTTAGGTGCATATTGTAAACTTCAAAAATCTGTATGGATTGTTAAAACATCTAAGGAACCAAGCCAAATATATGAAATTCTCGCAAAGTCTATTGATAAGAATGACGATATTTTCATAGCAGAATTGGCAGATAGTTACTACGGATGGTCTCATAAAGAAAACTGGGATTTCCTTGCTAATCACATTTTTTAGTAGGAAAACCGTAGTGTAGCTTTTCTGATAGAGTTTCGCTCACAGGGCGGAACTCTTTTGTTTCCGTAAAAGTGACGCCTTCAACCGTTATGATAATTTGGCTATGCAGGCAGTTCTTTGACAAGAACTCCGACCCTTCTAGCAATTTTTGTATCAACTCTGGTGGCATGATTACCCCTTTCTAAATTCATCCAGGCTGACATCCAAAGCGTCAGCGATTTTAACAACATCCTCAAACTTCAGGGATTTCTTTCTACCCATTTTTAGATCAATTAGGCTATTTTTATTGATGCCTGCAAGCGTAGCAAGCTTATTTTTAGTCATATTTTTTTCTTTTAGCAGTTTTTCAATTTTTTCCCACATAATGTCCTCGCAATACCATATATAGTATCCAAAAAGTTATCCACAACTACATATTGACTTTTCAACAATATTTTGCTATAATATTCTCATGAATAACCCAACATCTTTTATTCATGAAATCTTGATAGAAAGGAGAAGAATATGGCAAAAACTTGTAGACCGTCCAAGCCTGTTAGCAAAGCTGGCAAAACATTGGCGACTAGCAAGTCTGCTTCTGCAAAATCCAAAGCAGGTAAGACCTTAGCCAATCATAAGGAAGCTAAACATTAAATAGCTTCGGATTATCAATTAAAACTTGATGTAAGATTATAGAAAATCGCGTTACTAAATCTTCATCCTGTTCTTTGTATCCAGCTTCTTGCAACATGGCATGTGTTAATTCGTGGATTAGCACTTGCCTTTTTCTTTCCTCTGAAAGACTTTCTCGAACATAGATTATTTGTTGCTCGTAATCGCAGTATCCCCACAGATTCCGTTCATCGTCATATGCTTTGAAATGCTCCTGTACAATTACCGAATAGGTGATGCCACAAACTTTTATTTCCACCCTGCTTACCCCCTTTCTATATGGTATAATGTAATAAAAACGATTGGAGACAAAATATGTTATACTACATAATCTTACTTGCTGTTATTTCGCTATTCGCTTGGATAGAATACGATACTAAGAAATCGGATTACAAACAAGCAAAACTCCTAAACGAACAATTCGACGAATGGATAAAGTCTGATGCAAAATCTCAAAAACCGAGCAATGCGATTTTTGCCGAATTATACAAAAAACGCTACGGCAAAGAGGTTCACCCTCAGAACATCGTCCAACACAACGGATACGTCATTTCAACAAACAAAGTAGATGTAGTCGGAAGTTTTCCAAATCGGAACAGACAGATATTAGCTCCTCAGATTATTCTACTAAATAACTTGGAAGCATATTATGAAGCTGAATACTACAAGATAAAATCAGTAAAAGCGATGACGCTCTATATTATTTCGTTACCACTTCAACTCTTGAAATATATCGGAATAGATGATGCTAAAACTTCCAGTAGGTTATTTCAGCTTCTTATTTGGATTATCGGGCTATTCTTGCCTCCCTTGAAAGAGTTACTTATCTCTTTTCTTAAGTTTCTCATGAGTTCTAAATGAACAAAAATCGTCAAGCCACTCCAAACTACCTATGATAAGCATAACAAACATAATAGACTTCAGTATAAACCAAAACCAACCCTGTAGAAAAATATGTACAGCCAATAGAATGACCGCCCATATTATCAACCCTGCTAACTCTTCAGCAAGTTGTTCTATAGATTCTGCCATCTTCTTTACTCCTACCTTACTTCTTCCTCCGCTTCACAATCTGCCGTATCACAAACGACAGAACCAACAAACCAGCTAACCAATAGATCATTGCATTCTTTGGCAAATGGTGGTATACTTCAAATAAGAGGTTGGGGTTTTCGCCCCTTGCTCTTACTTTTTGTTTTGTAAGTTCCGCTTGTGCTCAAGCACTTGTTTGTGCCATAAGCGAGCTTCTCTTACTAAGCCTAGAATGATAATCGGGATTGTTAAGTCGTTATCAGCTAGGCTTTTTAGTATGTCCACCATTTGCTTTTCCTCCTGTTTTGATTCGGTCATTTCCCTGACCTTGATTAAATTATAATACGAAATTTTCGTATTGTCAACCCTAAATATCAAAAAAATAAGTTTTTTTCGTATTTTTGTTTGATAAGCTATCAAAAATGATATATAATACGATTATAAAACGATAGAGAGGTAATGGATATGGACGAAAAAAAGCGGATGCAAGTTATCGCTGAAAATATTACCTATTACAGAAAACAACGTGGCATCACTCAAAAAGAGCTTGCTAAGGAAGTCGGTATTACTCCGAGCACTATGACCGACTATATGAAATTAAGAAGTGCTCCTTCTTTCGGAGTGATACAGAAATTAGCAGATTTTTTTGGAATAAAAAAATCAGATATAGATACAACATTTAAAGAAGAAAAATCCACAATCCCATCCACCTCCATCCCTTTTCCCAACTTCGACCCACGTAAGACTATTCTGCTATCTAACTATGACAAGCTAAACGACACACGCAAGAATAAGCTCCTAGTGACCTCTGAGACACTTCTAGCCGAGGAGCAAGGGAAAATCATTGACATATCAGAAAAACGTGCAGAATACGACGCCAGAAAGCGTATCAGCCTACCCGTACCAGGCAAGGTATCCGCAGGTACAGGCTACTGGCAAGAAGACGACTACGACACCATGGTTGACTTCTACGCAGACGACATCCCGGACGAAAGCAAGTACGACACCGTCGCAGTTGTCGTTGGCCACTCCATGGAACCCAAAATCAAAAACGGCGACTTCCTCTTTATCAAACTCAAGGACCAGGTAGATCTAAACAAAATCGGAATTTTCCAAGTCGATGGCGAAAACTACGTCAAGAAACTAAAAAGCGACCATCTACAGTCACTGAACCCAGACTATGACAACATCCCAATCACAGCAGACACCGACTTCCGAACGATTGGAGAGGTTGTGGATGTGTATAGGGAGAGGTAAAAACCACAGTCAATGAAACTATGGTTAAGGAAGAATATTTTAATTTAGTTAATTGAAAGGAGAAACAGATGGCTAGCGGCAGAACAAATGACGAAATTGCGCTTTATGTCGCACAAACGATTACAGAATTAGAGGAGTATCTTCATCATTTGACTAAGAATGGTGATCCGGATGATGCTCGAGCAGACAAAATCAGTCAATGGGTTGAGTCTTGGACAAAATATTTGAAAATAGATAAAATCGTCAGAGATATGACTGCACAATCAGAATATCTTGAAAAATTGATTAACAAAATCAAAAATTTAAAAATGGGAAGTATTGCTCTTTTGAACCAAGTAACAACAATCAGCAAATTAAGACTGTTGGACCCAATTAACAAGAAATCTTTGCTGACAGATATAACCTTGTCTGCCGAAACTCTCGACATAATCGACGATGCACTCAAAAATATTTTATAATATCTGTTGACAAAAATAAGAACAAAGGTTACAATTGAATCATAAGGTCGCTAGACGACAAAATAAATGATCTCGTCCCTTGAGGACAATTTGAAACCTCTGTTCATCGAGCAGAGGTTTTTTCTATGAATTCTCCCTCAAAAAAACAAACAAAAACCCCCACACTTCCAACCGACTAAAGCGAAAGTGCAGGGTATCATGTACAGTAAAAAACCTGCTCTGCAGTAGGTCTCTTTACTATACCCATTTTATCAAAATAGAAAGGGTAAATCAATGGCATATTTTAGAAAAAGAGATAACGGTTGGGAATATCGTATCTCATATAAAGCCCCAGACGGCTCATACAAGCAGAAATCCAAGTCTGGGTTTAGGACTAAGTCTGAAGCTGTTCAGGCTGCATCCCAAGCTGAAATAGAGCTGTCTAGTGGCATTGTGGAAGACAAGAACATCACCCTTGCGGAATACTTTGAAAAATGGATGGAGGTCCATAAGAAGCCACACGTCGGACCAGAAACGTTTGGAAAGTATGAATACACCCTTAAGCTAATTACTAGATATTTCCATGAAACGAAACTTTCAAAAATAAACGCTACTTCATATCAAAACATTATAAACGAATTAGCAAAATGTTATGTGAAAGATAGTGTCAAAAGGTTCAATTCGCATATAAGGGCATCAATTAAAGTTGCTATCCATCAAGGGATTTTAAAAAAAGATTTTACCGAAATTGTCAAGATTTTCTCTGATGTCGAGTCCAAAAGAGAAGAAGACAAGTATTTAGAACTAGATGAATATGAACAATTAATCACAGATTATCGAAAGACAATCAAGTACCAGTCCCACTTCTTCCTGTACACTATCGGAAAAACTGGACTTCGTTTCTCGGAAGCAGCAGGCATTACAGAACCAATCATTGACCGCGAAAATATGTGTTTACGAATCCGCAGGACTTACAAGGTTTATGGAAAGCAGAAAGGTTGGGGACCTACTAAGAATCCGCAATCAGAACGAGATGTACCGTTTGATAGCGAGTGGTTGAAAGCATACGACGAGTACATGAAAGTTGGATATATAGACAATCCAGATAAAAGATTATTTACCAAATTGACTGGAACTGGCGAAAATAAAATTTTAAAGAAAAAAACACGTCAAACATTTAATGTACACGGCTTACGTCATACCTACGTTAGTTGGTTGATCTATCACGACGTGGACGTTGTGACCATTGCCAAGTTAGTAGGGCACAAGGATGCAACTGAAACGTTGAAAACATATTCGCACTTATTTAAGGCTAAACAAGAAGAATCATTCGACAAAGTCAGAAGTTTAATGGAAAAATTTGGGGCGAGTTTGGGGCAAGAAAGTTAAAAACCCTTGTGTTTCAAGGGTTTTCGTTGTGTCTCCATCTCCCCTGCAGGAATCGAACCTGCAACTAATTCTTAGGAGGAATTTGTTATATCCATTTAACTAAGGGAAGTCTGCTTCTCTATTGTACCCCAGAAGAGAGCAGATTGCAAGAGCAAGGTTATATAAGTTTTTTCAAATTTTTACAAAAAGCAGAACCTACTCTAAGATGAAACACAATTGTTTTTATGTATTTCTCTCATAATAGTCTCTAAAAGAAGTAATTCTAGAATGTACTTCGAAAGTTTGTCGTTTTTTATTCTTGACCTCTATTCCCCTTCCTTACGTCTCATTGAGACAGCCATTCCGAGTGAAACTAAGCCACCCAAGCTAATAAGAAGGGAGCCTAGGGCTTCTTGACCGGTATTTGGAAGTGTTTGATTTCCTGATGCTTTTTCAGCTTTCTTATTTGAAATAGGAGCCACACTTCCAGATGATGCCGGTTGCTCGTTTGCTTTCTGATTTGCTACACTATCGCCACCGTCGCTTGCTTTCTCAGGTGTTTTCGCATCAGTAGTTGTCCCAGCAGTATCTCCTTTTTCTTCTGCTTTGGGTTCTTCTACGTACTCCTCTACAAATGCTTTTCTACCTGTAATAGTTGCACTAATCGTTTGACCTGCTTTTTCTAAATCAGTCAAATACTCCACAAATACTTCTGTATCTGGATTGATAGCGCCAATCAGTTTAGCTTCTTTGAAAATCGAGAAACCATCCCCACCACCAAATAGGAAGTCGTTGATGACAAGTGTATAGGTTTCTGTCGGAACAATCTCTGTTCCATCTTCTTTGAAGGCTTTAACAACCTTGTAAGGATTTTCTTCCGTTGGATTATCTGCTTTCGTGTAGATATATTTAATTCCAGACATTTGAAGGAAATATTTTTCGCCTTCATCGTATTGTTGATTTAAGGCTGTATAAATCTGCTCACCTGTCATTTGAACGACTTGTAGGATATTCCCAAATGGTTGAACAGCTTGTGCTGCTCCCCAAGTAACTGTTCCATCCTCTTGGACCTTCAAATCTGCCCGAATCCCGCCATTGTTGGTCATTGCAAAGTCAACATTATAGCCTGATTTCTTAGCAATAGCTAATTGAGCCGATGTTACTAAATTGCCCACAGCACTTTCTTTAAATTCATTTACCTCGCGAGAAATATCTATCGCTTGACTAGCCGTACCAATTTTTTGCTCTGTTACTTTTTTAACAATGGCATTTGCTTCGTCTACAATCGCCTGAATTTCTGTACTTGGTGTTTTCTGCCCTGGTGCTACTGCAATAATTTTCGCAGTCGGAACATCTTTAAAGTCGGCAATATCTGTATCATAAACAGCTCTAACATCTGCATAAGCCTTACCTTGTGAGGTAGCTTGTACAATCAAGGTTTTGCCTGTTGTACCGTTTGTATAGACATGGTTATGACCGGCAAACACAAGGTCAACTGAGTGTTCAGGATAGATTTCATTTAGCTTAGCAATCATATCTGCAGCTTCACCAGCAGCCACACCATCCTTGCTTGTAGCTGGGACGTGAGCCAGTACAACTATCGCATTTACACCCTTTTCAGCTAACTCACGCGCATATTTAGCAATCGTCTCTGCCTCATTCAAAAAAGTATACTGCTCATAGTTTTTCTTCAAAACAAGATTAGGAATTTCTGTCGTAACTACACCAATAAAGCCAATATTTGCTTCTTTATCATTTACAGGAATAGTCTTAATAGCATACGGTTTCCAGCCATACGGAATTTCCCCCGTCTCTTTGTCAATAACGTTAGCGATAACCATCTCCTGTTTGGCTGCTTCATGAGTATAATTATCTACAATCTCATTAAACTGACCTTCTTTTGGAGCTTCACCAGTCATGATACGGTTATACTCATCAAGTCCCTCATCAAATTCATGGTTCCCCAAAGTACCGTATTCAACATCCATTTTGTTAAAGATTTTTACAGTTGGTTCATCTTGTAAAAGTCCAGAATTCGATGGACTTGCACCAACCATATCTCCGGCTTGAACACGGATAGACTCTGCAGGTGTTTCTGTTTCTGCTGCTGTTTCTTCAAATTCTGCTTGCGAATCATCCATGTAAGCATCAAGCAAGGCTGCAGTTCCTGCATTCCGAACTGTTTCCCCCTCCAATCGCGCTGTCCCTGTCGTATCAAGCGCACCATGGAAATCATTAACTCCCATAATTTGAACAGCTAATTCATCTGCTAAAACAGCCTGTGTTGTAATGACACTAAAACCAGCTACAAGAGCTAGTACACTGCTTTTCAACCGAATATTCTTTTTCAT